ACGATTATAATCAATGTTGAACGGTTCTTTCTTGTTAACACCTAAGTAGCTGATATATCCGTTATCTTGTAACCCATATCCATATAAACAAGATACTAAGTAAGTTCGGTGATGCCTATTGCCTCTGTTCAATGATATGAACGACTGCTTTACTGATGTTTTATAATCACATGCACGATAATCGTGTCTATGTTTATGTTGATTAGTAATGTCTCCGCCCATATTAATAACAGTACAGTTAGGCTTAATGATTTCTTTATCTAGATTCTCAAGGCTTGTAACGATTACAAACTGTTTGTTAGGAAACGCATCACACATATTAGAATAGTATTCTGATATCTCGGGCATATCACGCAGCCAAGACTTGTCTAATTGTGTTCTGAAATGATCCTTCACAAATATAACAACCTTGTTTGCTTTATTAACTATCTGCTCTATCTTAATCTCTGCTTGTTTGCGATCCATAACATTATTGTAGAATAAATCATAGAAATCATAAAACCCAGAGCGCAATGTTTCATCTGATGTACTAAACTTCTTACAGAATTGCATGAAAGTTTCTTCTTTGCTATTGAAATTCTTACCGTCGCCTATGATACATTTGCCATCATACTTAAAGAATACACTAAAGCGCGGGTCGGTTGCAGGTAATATATCTACTAAGTTCTTATATATTACCCCATTATTCAAACTCATGAACCCTGTCCACGTGTAGATAAACTCAGCATCATATAGCCCAAACTCTTTTCTTCGTTTGAAAGTTTCCATAAACAGACTAAACGAGTAATCGTCAAAGGGAGGTCTTGCTATTATATGGAACATTCAATATTTATAGACTGTATTGTAGATTATCAAATAAATATGTCTATGATATTTCAAACGAACAAATACCCTGTAGTACTTTTGGGCATGGACGAACCTAACTACTACGATAACCTAGAACAACTATTAAAGATACACAATGATCCTATGCAAGTCCGTGAATTTGAGGGCAGTGACTACGCACACAAGATAGTGGCTCAAAAGGTAAGAGAGATATACCCTGATGCTACTCATGTAGTCATCATTGACGGGGATAACCATATTAGCCCGAACTTCTTTACCCGAACTATAAACTTTTTAGATAGTGTAGACTTAGACAACCACGTACTAAGTTACAGTGCAGTTAATAACATTAATGGCAACTGTTATGGCAACGGTGGTATAAAGATTTGGCCTCTGAAAGTCATTGAAGCAATGCGCACACATGAAAATAGCAGTGACCCTGATAGTGTAGACTTTGACTTAACCAAATACATAGAATTAAACTCTGTAGGTTCTACTACGGTAATCAATAGCAGCCCATTACAAGCATGGCGTGCAGGCATACGTGAAGGGTATAAGCTATGCTTGGAGAACAACAAACCCATCAAAGATATCAAACAAATGAACTGGCGTAACTATGATAGGCTATGGCGTTGGATTCATGTTGGCGCTGACGTAGAGAACGGGTTATGGGCTATCTATGGTGCTAGGTTGGGTATGTGCCTTGCACTTGTGTCTGGTTATGATAACTCTGTTATCAGAGACTTTAACAAACTAAACAGTTTGTTTGAGGGTAGTCCTAAAGATAAGTTACTAGAAGAATGTGTACGTTTGGGCAAGCTAATCAAAGACGCAACCAAAGATAGTAGAATCACTGATGTGCTAAGTATTACTGAAAGTAAAGAGTTCCGTGAGCGTGTCAAGCCAATCTTGCGCAGTCAAGAAAATTTTATCCAATACAAATATCATCCACCATATGATGTTGTGTTCATTAGCTACAACGAACCATATGCTGATGCAAACTACGAGGCATTGCTTGCAAAGTGTCCAGGCGCTAAAAGAGTAAACGGAGTAGACGGAATACACAAGGCGCACATTGAGGCTGCAAAACTGTGTAGCTCAGATTACTTTTGGGTAGTTGACGCCGATGCAGAATTAGTTGACAACTTTGAGTTTGAATACCAAATTGACTTCCATGAGCAGGAAGCAGTGCGTGTGTGGCGCAGCAAGAACCCTGTCAATGATTTAATCTATGGCAACGGTGGTGTGAAGTTGTTACCTCGTGCGGCTACTGCTCGTATGAGTTTAGACAAACCTGATATGACTACAAGCATTTGTGATTTGTACTATCCTATCATAAAGGTAAGCAACGTCACACGATTCAATGCTGACCCATTTACTACTTGGCGTAGTGCATTCCGTGAGTGTACTAAGTTAGCTAGCCAAGTGATTGATAGACAAAATGAAGCTGATACCCTAATGAGACTAGACACATGGTGTACAGTAGGCGAAGACAAACCCTTTGGCAAGTATGCAATTGATGGTGCAAAGCTAGGACGTGAGTACGGGACAGCAAACAAGGGCAACTTGGATGCACTAAAACTAATAAACGACTATGCATGGCTCAAAGAACAGTATGACAAGTTTCACTGATATACCATTTGAGCGAATTGTTAAGTTTGGACAAGCTACATTACTCAACGATGACCTCTTTAATGTTAGTTGGATACTAGGTAGGTTCTGTAACTATTCATGCAGTTACTGTTGGCCTTATGCTAACAGTCAAACTCCAGACCATCAAGACTATGAAGTGTACACTAGGACTATTGATGAAATCAAACGACAGGCAAGAGTCAACGGCTTCTACAAGTTCCACTGGAGCTTCAGCGGGGGTGAGCCTACTGCATACAAACGGTTGAACGACTTAGTTCAACACTTAGGACAGGAAGACTATCAATCTATTCACATGACCACTAACTTGAGCCCAAGCATCAAGTGGTGGAAGAAATGGCTAGAGAATACAAAGTATATGCAACGCCGCAGTATCACTGCAAGCTATCATGCAGAGTTTGCGGATGAGGAAGAGTTCAAAGAAAAGTGTGTGTTCCTAATCAACAACGGGGTATTCGTCACAGTTAATCAAGTAATGGTGCCGGGTCAGTTCCATGAACTTTATAATAGATGTGTTCGCATGAGTGATATGGGTATCAACGTTACATTAAAGCCACAGTCTAATGAACAGGCTAACGCAATCGTACCCGGATATGAGGACGATATGATTGAGATGATGCAAAAAGGATTTCCACAACATAATAATGGGGAAGAGTTATTGCAGGTTCAGTTGATAGACGATACAGATAAGAAATGGTATATTGACCAAGCCGAACGATTTAATAGTTTTGGGTTTAATAAATTTGAAGGATGGACTTGCAATTCATAATCAAGGGAACAGAAGTCAAACGTAGTTATAGTTGCGGGGATTATCCTCTAGGAAATATACTAACAGGCTTCGGTTTATTCGTGCGACCTCAACGTTGCATAACACCAATATGCGTCAGCAGTGCTGACAGTAAGATACCAAAATGCAAATAGATACAGAACACCTTCATCACTGGATGCAAGCAATTAGACAGAGTAATAACCCAATGCGTACAATGGATGCATTTTGGGCAGGGCAGATAAAGAGTAAAGAATGGCTTATTACTAACTTAGCCGAACGTGTACATACTGAATCAAGTATAGATATTCACGGCGGTTGGGTAGGTACTTTAGCTAGTATGCTATTTCAATCTAATACCCCTGTATCTAATATCCGTAGCATAGATATTGATCCACTGTGTCAACATGTAGCAGAGGAAATGAATCGGATTGAATTTAATGCAGGACGATTTCGTGCTGTTACAGGTAATATGGTTGATATTCGCAGTGACGCCGATGTTATTATCAATACAAGCTGTGAGCATATTACACAGGACGAATATGATTTATGGCTAAGCGGTGTTCCGCACAATAGTTTAATTGTTTTACAAAGCAATAACTATGAAATCCCTGAACATATTCGTATTGCTAAGGACATTAATGAGTTTGAGAAGCAATCTCATCTTAAAATAAAGTTTGCCGGGACATTAAGATTGCCCCTTTATCATAGATATATGATTATTGGAACGAGTAATTAAATAGGTCTATATCTCTTTCAAATACTTTAGCCACATGCTGTTGCTGTTCCGTAGTATAATAGCTACGGTAATCATCATGCTTGCTTGTATTAATATATCCTAAGGGCACATGACAATTTAATATGTCCTGTACTTGTCTAAAGTCTTTTTCAAGTGATTCAGTACGCAATATAATCGTAGCACTATCAACCCACTCTATTTGGTTATTAGCTAAAGTGTACCAACTCTCTAAATCATAATCCATATTGTGTACGAATGAATCCCATGATGGGAAATCATCTATTGTTTTAATGTTATTCTTTTCCCAATAGAACTTATATTGTTGTAGATAGAAATAAGCACTAACAACCCTAGCCCAAGGGTTTCTTACAATAGCAAATGACCGCTTGATATCCCATTGTTCTTTTAATATAGATAGTGACGGATGTCCTTTAGTTAATACTGCGTTACTGTAATTAGATAATAGCCACTCAACCACACTAGACCCGGCGTTCTTGGGTATGTGTACGAAGGTTAATTGTTGTTCAGGTAGATTGATTGCTGCCATTTATTCCTCTATTATTAAACTTATATAAACTATCACTACATGTCCCTGCACATGCCGCTAATCTTCCATTAGCAAAGTCTAAGTCCCAACGTCTTATTACTTCATTAAAGAATGGGCCACTAACTATGTCTTCCCATTTATTATTATAGAGACTTATAGATTGTCCATGTAGATCCCATAATTCATCCCATCCGTCTTTAAATTGTATTACTTGACGGGCCATTTGTCCTGCACTAATAGGGCAGCAAGGGAATAGATTGCCCTTATAGTCCATATACAATGAGCCATTGTGTTTAGCAAAGCAATTAATCTTGCTATTCTTTGTATTCTCGTGCCACATATCCATATCAAACTTCTCTTGTTTAACTAATGGATGTACGTTATCAGTAGGAGGCTCTATTTTAATTCTGTTAAACCCGTATCGTTCAACACCTATCATATCATCAACAACGAAACGATAGCTAGGCTTAACAAAGAAATCATTAAAACCCATATCATGTGCTAATGATTTGGCTGGGCGGATTTGATGTTCATTATGTTTAAAACTAATAAACTGCCATGTTGCTTTACCACCAGCATCAATGAATGCCTGACTATTACGCATGACATTATTATAATTAACATTAACACGGTAGATATGATTAGTAT